GCCGGCCGAGCGCGGCAAGACCGGGGCCAGCGAGGTGCGGCTGAGCGATCGAGCGGTGGAGGTGCTGCGGGCCCTGGAGGCGGCGGCCGGCGGGGGCCGGTGGGTGATCCCTGGGGAGACGGGGGAACGGCCGCTGGTGGGCTACCGGCGGATGTGGCTGGCGCTCCTCGAGGACGCGGGCGTGAGCGACCTGCGGGTGCATGATCTGCGGCACACCTTCGCGTCCTACAGCCTGAGCGGCGGGCAGACGCTGGGGACGGTGGGCCAGCTGCTGGGGCACCGGAGCACGCAGACGACGAGCCGGTATGCGCACCTGGTGGACGATGCAGCGCGGGCGGCGGTGGAGCGGGTGAGCGACGATCTGGGTGTGTGACGGATTGCAACGACAGCGCGTCGATCGCCCGGGCCGGCCGGTAGGGTGTGCGCATCGACAGGCCGAGCGCGCCGTCGACTCCATCGCATTCACACCATGACCGCCTGCGTCCTCGCCTGGGCCGTTGCTCTCCTGCTCCTGCCCATCGTCATCATCCTCTGGGCCACCGAGACCCGGCAGCAGCGGGCCCGCCGCTGGCGCGCCGCCGGCTGGACCCAGCAGCGCATCGCCGATCGGCTCGGCGTCAGCCGCACTACCGTCAGGCGGATGCTGGCGGCCTGACCGCCCGCTACCCTGCGGGTGTCCATTGTGGACGGATCGTGCGCCACCACATCGTCAGGGTTGGCCCGGCCCTCCTCGACGTACGCATTCCCTACAGCTCCAAGTCCGAGGAGTTCCACTGCCTCCTCGCTTCCGACATCCACCTCGACAACCCGAAGTGCAACCGCACCCTCCTCGCCCGGCACCTGAACGAGTGCCGCGACCGGCAGGGTGCCGCCTTCATGTTCGGTGATGTCCTCTGCCTGATGCAGGGTAAGAACGACCGCCGCGGCAGCAAGGGCAGCATCCGACCGGAGCACCTCGGGTCCAACTACTTCGACCTGGTGTTCGGCGAGGCCGCCGACTTCCTCCGGCCCTGGGTCGGCACACTGGCGATGATCTCCGACGGCAACCACGAGACGGCGGTCGCCGGCCGGAACGAAGTGAACCCGCTCGACAACGTCATCCGCCGCATGGGCCCCGGCGCTCCGCACCACATGCCCTACCAGGGGTTCGTGCGGTTCAGCTTCTACCAGAAGAACGAGCACGGCCCCGGCAAGTCCCGGTCAGTCCTGCTGTTCTTCCACCACGGTGCCTGGGGCGGCGTCGTGACGAAGGGTGTCATGGGCGGGGGTCGCTACGCCACCCTGGCCCCGCAGGCGTCGATCTGGGTCAACGGCCACAACCACGAGCGGACGATCGCCGCCCACCCCTGCTACCGCGTCACCACGTCGGGCCAGCAGCAGATCGAGACCCGCTGGCACCTGCAGACCGGCACCTACAAGGAGGAGTTCGCCAGCGGCGGCGGCTGGGCGGTGGAGAAGATCGTCCTGCCGAAGTCCCTGGGCGGGATCTGGCTGACCCTTCGCCCGCGCCATTCCTCCGGCGTCGACATCATCCCCAGCCCGGCAGCCTGATCAGGCCGGCGGCCACAGCTCCCGCGGTGTCGCGCCGGTCGCCATCATCCTGGCCAGCCGCTCGGCGCGCTGCCCCACCTGCCGGGCCCACAGCGAGTCGAGCATCATCGTCGCCGCCTGCTGATACTGGCCGGTCCGGATCGCCTCGAGGGTGCGCTTGAACTGCAGCAGCCCGGGCAGGCCCAGGTTGAAGGCCATGTCGAGCAGCACCCGCTGGCGCACGTCATCGAGGGCCGAGGCCCAGGGCAGCGCGCGGAATAGCTCGATCTCCAGCAGCCGGATGTCGCCGTCGAGCAGCATCGCCGACTCCTCGCGGGTGATGCCGCGATCGTCGAGGTTGCGGCCGACGCCGATCGTCAGCTTGCCGGCGGTGCAGCGGTACGGCTTCAGCCGTTCGCCCTCATGCAGCCGGATCTGGCGGATGAGGGCGGAGCGGTCGAAGGGCACGTCAGCGGCCGGGGTGATAGGGGAAGGACTGGCGGAGCAGCTGCAGGGCCAGCTGGGTGATGGAGTTGGGGCGGATCTTGGCCATCCCGATGATCTCGCTGATCACGAAGAGGGCGAAGCCGATGTGCTCTGGCTTGAGGTGATCCATGGTGCTGCCTCAGCAGTAGTGGAGGAAGGTGGTCAGGACGTACTTCGGGCCTGACCGTGGCGTCCTCCCAGCATGCAGCCAGGGCCACATCGGGGGGAACAGCAACAGACTACCGGCACTCGGTCGAAGCGCCTGCCGCCATAGCGGGAAGTCGGTCTCGCCGCCGTCGCGGACGTCGTTGAGCCAGATCAGGATCGACAGGAACCGCCGGGCGGTGCCGTGGTCGACCACGTCAACATGCTCAGGGCATTCGTCGACGTGCGGGTTGTAGCGGCTGATCCAGATGTTCTCCAGCGTCAGGTCGTCGGGCCACTGGTGTGGGCCGATGGCCAGGTCAGAGGAGTAGGCCTCGAACTGTGGGATCAGAGCATCGAGGATGTCGAGTTGCGCTTCGGGCCAGTCGTGGCTGAGGTTCAGCTTCGTGACCCGGCAGTCGTCATCGTCGATCCGATGCTGCAGATGGTTGCGATGCTCGAAGCCTTCGATCAGGTGGCGGCAGGTGGCGGGGCTGAGCACCGCCGGGTAGATGCGAACCAGGTCAGCCAATTCCATCAGCCCTCCTGGTAGACGCTGACGAAGACAGCACCGCTGGCGGTGAGGGGCAGGATCCGGTCGCGCAGGTCGGCGTTGTGGAGACGGATGCAGCCGAGTGTCGGCACCAGGGGCTGGCGTGGTTCCCATGCCCCGGGCCAGCCGCAGGCGGATCCGCCGCCGTGGATCATGATGCCGGCCCGACCGTGCCGCTGCTCCTGCCCCTCGAGCTCCACCAGGTCGAAGCTGTACCAGCCATAGGCCATGACGTTGCGGCTGTAGACCGGCACCGGATCGATCTCATAGTCGCGGTAGATCGCGCCGATCTTGTAGAGGCCCGGGGGCGTATCGGTTCCGACGCCTGCCCAGTCGTAGTCAGACCCCTGCCCACGGGCCAGGCAAGGGATCTCCCACAGCAGCTGGCCAGAGAAGCTGAAGGCCTTCGCCCGCTGGGTGATGTCGTTGACGATAAGGTGGCTGTCGCCAGGCCTGAAGCCGCAGTCCTGAGGCCGCTTCTTGGGACCGATCATCGATGCTGCTCGTGCGTCGCTGGCTGTCCGAACTGTAGTCGCGGGGCAGCAGCAGTCACGATGATCGGGCCGAGGATGGAGAGGGCAGCACAGATGCCGAGAATCCAGGCCTGGCTGCGCTCCAAGGCGTTGATCCGCTCGTCCCGCTTCTCCTCCAGCTTGTCCCTTGCGCTCTCCCGCTGCAGCAGCATGTCGACCTTGGTCTCAAGGGCGATGACCGCTCGGAAGATCTCCAGGTGCGAGACCTGGTCGACGTTGTCTGCCATGCCATGGGTCTCCACCATCCGAGGGTAGCTAGCCGGTCAGAGCACCGCCTGCAGCCTCACCGTGACGTCGATGACGCTGCCCGATCGGTGCGTCTCCTGCGGCGGCTCGAGGTAGACCCAGTAGCGAGGGTCGGAGAGGGTGATGGAACCGAGCTGAAAGGGGATCGCACCGCTGCCCTGGGTGGCGAAGTGAGAACGGATCAGCGCGGCCTCGGTCTGGGTCAGGTTGAGGAAGCTGAGCGACAGGGTCGCACCGGTGCGAGTCGGGCAGGTGCGGAAGCGGATGGCACCACCAGCCCAGCCCGGCTGTGTCGTGACGGGATGCCGCCCCAGGTCGTAGCTGCGCTCGTTCGGCGCGAGGGCCGGGAAGTAGGCCATCAGTTCTGGATGGTCACGGTGGTGGCCGCCAGGGAGAAGGTGCCGGAGGTGGTCGAGACGTCGGTGCCGAAGTCGTTGTAGGCCACCAGCTCATCGGCCGAGCTGGCTCCGCCGCGGGACTTGTAGTAGACGGCGCCCCGGGCGGTGATGGTGGAGCTGGCCCAGGAGACGGCACCGAACTGGATGGTGGTCCGATCGTTCGCCGTGCTGAGGGTGACGGTGGCAGCAGAGGTCACGCCGCCGGTGCTATAGCCGGTGCCGGTAACTTCGTTGGTGATGTCGTTCCGCTTGTCGTGAACGTCCTTGTCTGGGGTGTAGGACGAGGTGACGAGCATCACCTTGAAGGTGTCGGTGTCGGCATCGATCACACCGGTGGCCAGGTCGCGGTGGAAGCTGTTGTAGATCAGGCTGGCCATTGAAGGTGCGCGATGGTTGGAGTTTAGGAGGCCGTCGCCAGGCCAGCATCAAGGGAGAGGGTGAGCGTGAGGGCAGCACCAGCAGCGGAGCTTGAGGCGGTGGCGGCACCAGGGGTGATGGAGAGGGAGAGGCGAAGGTCAGCACCGACGACGAACATGAGTGCCGCGACTTCAGAGATCAGGGTGACCGAGACGTTGTGAACGAGGGCGCAACCGCTGGACTGATCGGATGTAATGTCGACGACTTCTGGTGGTGCGTCGTAACGCCAGAGGTAACCGGCGGTCAGGTAGTTCGCAGCGGTGTGACCAGAGAAGAGGGCAGAGGGTAGATCGAAGGCGATAAAGTCCGACTCCTGCCCGTCGTAGTGGCTGACGATCAGATCCTTGTCGGCGGTGCTGAGGGCTGCGAAGGATAGCTCAATGCGTGCATCGCGTGGTGCGCTACCGAGGAGGACGGATTCATAGACGCCGCTGAGGGAGCGGGTGCGCTGCAGCTGGTTTGATGGCGGAGTGAAGATCCGTGTCGCCGGGTTGAGGGAAGGGAAGGTGGCCATGGGTTATCGCTGCCAGATGCCTTGAGGACAGAGCGCCTTGGGATCACCGCCGATGCGTGCCTTGGCGACCATGAAGCAACCGCAGAGGGCACAGCGGCGGGAATCATGGTTGAACTGCTCGCAGCTGAAGCAGGTGGCGAGCCGCTGGTTGTAGATGTCCTGGTCGACGAAGCCATTGGTGAGCGCCTGGCCGGCG